TTGACCAGCCTGCGTGATGTCCATATTGACATTCACATTGTTTTGCTCCATGCCTAGAAGTTTTGAACGCCTATCCATAATAGACAGAACCTGTTGTACGGCTTTCATGTCTGGTTGGAACTGGACTTCGGTTCCGTCATCTTGCGTCTCTTTGCGATGTTGCGTAAGGGGCCAAATGGCGGCCTGCAGTCCATCTAGACGCTCCAACTCCATTCTTAGAACTTCTGGGTACGCAAGTGCTGTCTCTCGGTTGAGTTTCTCTAACTGACGGCTTATTGCTGACCCAACGATTCTTGTGGATACATTGAAGCGACGAGAGATTTCAGATACAGAAACCCCTGCTTGGCGCATCTTGAAAATACGCGCATCTCTTTCTGCGAGAAATTCTTTGCTAAGTATTGGCTTGTCGCTCATAATGAATGGTTTGCAAACTCCACGACTTCAAAAGGGAATCGTTTCCCTCTCTTTATTCTAGTAGGCCATTGGCGTTCGTCACGAGCACCTCTGAAGTGTCGTACATCGTAGTGATATGGCATTCCTGTCATGTCTGGTTGCAAAGAAACACCAAACTCGGGCCAGCGGGACCACACGGCTGAGCCGAACGGGCGCAATTCTCGTGAAGTCATAGATGTTCCAAGTGGGGCATGGTGTTCTAGCCAAAGCGCGCACTTAAACACATCACGAATTGTGTCTAAATACCGTGCAACTTCAATGGCTACTGCTTCAGATGTACGACCACCTGGGTCAAGGAACGCCTTGTACAAAGGACCCATGATAAGAATGTCGGGTTGGACATTCTCTAAATGCTCCTCAAGAACAGCCCTGTCGTCCAAGCGCAATAGGTCAAGACCTTGTGGTTTAACGAGTAGGTGCGACTGATGGTTCTTGGTGTGGGACACAGCGGCCGCAGCCCCGTAAATAGAACGAGAGGTTCTACGGATGATGCGCTCAGGGTTCTCTAGGTCAACAGTTAGCGTGACCACTGGCTTCATCGGCTGATAGGTGAACGGGTGTACTCCAGCGCCAGCACAAATCGCTATCTGTCGCGCAAGCATCGTCTTACCAACGCCTTCGGCTGCTACAACAATTACTCGCTCTCCACGCTCTAATAATCCTGGGATTACCCAGTCGTACGAATCGTCATCTGATTCATTTACGAATGCACTCCACTCAACGAGGCGACCAGTGTCTACTGGCTTGGTTGATGAAGTCCTAGCAATCAATAACTCCGCTTTGAGAAGTTTCTGTGTATCTGAAATGTCGGAACGCTGTAATAACTCGGTGATTGCTGTAAGTGCGCTTGACTCTTGGGTCGGGGCTTCCGCTTCCAGTCGTTCGGGTGATTCTTCAACCACATCACTCGCTTGATAAGCAACCAAATCGTTAATAGTCCCACCAGCGCCAAGATGGTCTGTAATGTCTTTACCACGGGTACAAGTCCATACCTGAACATCGCAACCAGCCTCCTTTAGTTCTTCGTATACCGATTCGGCATGCTTTGTTCCTGCTGTGTCTTTGTCGGCGATAATGTCCACCGTTGCTCCAGCGAGAACTTCTGTGTGTATCGGCAACCATGTACCTGCCCCATTGGGCATAGTCGTTGCACATATACCCATTTTGATGAGAGTGTCTGCATCTTTTTCTCCCTCTACTACCCAAATCGGTTCACCGTTGGCTACTGCTTTAGCAACCATCGGCAAGTTGTACAGTACACGGGGGGTGTCACCAAGTTTGTATGACCAACCACTTCCATCTCGTTTGCGTTGACGAAATGTCTTTTCCCCTCGTTCATTTATGTAACGGAGTTTCTCAAACAGCAGAGTCCCGTCCGCAGCCAGATACTTGTATGTGGCGGTGAGTTTGAGTTCCTCTTTCTTTTTAGGTGGATAGAGGTCAGCCATAGAGATGCCCATACTCTCACATGCCTTTGCAGTGTCGCAACGACCTGCATGGCAGTACATAACGACTTTCCCGCTCTCGCCCTCTGAAACGGAAAATGATGGGTTCTCATCATCGTTCCTGCACGGGCACTTTGCTTGGAAGCCCTCTCCAACACGGACTACTCCCTGTAAGCGGGATAGGACATTGTCCAGTTGCGGAGAAATTTGGTTCACGAAGCCATCTCTATGTACTTACGAACTGCTTCTGATTTCAAGAACCGTTTTGCATATGACTCACGGAGAATCATCGCTGTTTGCGAATTCCTACGACCAATGCCGTGAATGAACACTTTTCCGTCGCGCACGCACACAATGTTGTGTCGCGCTCTGAGATACACGCGCTCTGCCTCTGTCGCACCACCCCAAATACCAAATGGTTCTGCGCGCAATGCGTAATCTAAACACTTTATTTGAATTGGGCATGAATTGCAAATCTTGATGGCTTTGGCAATCCGTTCGTATTCGGCCGCGCGCTGAGTCCCGTTCATCTCTGGAAGATTGCGTGGAAACCAGATGCTCCCATCATGTTCTTTGCACAATGCTTGAGAGAAATCAGGATAGGCAATGTCTACATCTTTTGCTTGGGCAATTCTAGTCTTTTCGTAGAGACCCTTTAGTGTCTCACCCTTTTCGTCTTTGAGGTAACGGCGAATCCGCTCTTTCCCACACTTCATGAGAATTGCGATGACTTCAATTTGCGTGTTCTCAGAACGATACTTATCAATCTGTTGCTTCTCTTCATCCGAGAAGACCTTCCGCCGCGAGAGCCCCGCTGGTAAATCTGAACTAGACATAAGCCCCCTTTTGATAGCGATTAGTTGTCGGCTATCCTACGCACTTCTGCACCCGATAACCAAATGACTGCTCCACTTATTTGTAACTTTCCTGTGACATCAACAGCCCTGACATCAACCTGTTCAAGTGGGACACGAAACTCATGTGATAGTTTCGCTCGCACTCTGTCAATCTCTGTTTCTGACTTAAGCAACTGTGAGTCGTAGTCGTCCAGCATCGGGGCTGGATTGGCCAGGGCCCTAATCTCAATTTCTTTTGCACTTGTTCTCAAACACCAAGCACAAGCAATCTTTGGAACAGTCGCTTTACGATTTCTTGTTTCGGTATGACCGCACTCAAGTATGTGTTCGTACATTACCTTTCCCCATGTGCCGATTTTGCGGATTTCTTTTATCCTGCGACGAGGGGCTTTGCGATGTTCGGTTGTCATAATTCTCAATAACGGATACTATTACACATATAAATAAAAAAACCCCCTGTCTTGCTATCTCGTAGCAAATTAACAGGGGGATTTTTAATTACTGATTAAATCAGAATGGTTCGTCTACTTCATTGCCCGTTGCTACTGCAGGACGGGTTCGTGGTGCAGCCGAGTTCTGTGGGCGAGGTGCGCTCTTTTGTCCGCCACCTGCTTGTGCTTGACGACGGGTAACTCCCTCAATTGAACGAGTCGCAATTCCAATCTCATCTGCAATCAAATCAACTGCAGACTTCTTTTCGCCGTCCTTTTCGTATGTGCGCTGCTCCAGACGCCCCGTTACTACGACTCCGATTCCCTTTTCAAGAACCGCTGCCGAGTTTTCTGCGAGGTAACGCCATGCAGTCACATTGAAGAAAGAAACTTTTTCCTGCTTCTCACCAGACTGGTCGGTGTAGTTGTAATTCACTGCAACGGAAAATGCCAGACGGGCAACTCCAGAGGCTGTGAAAGTGAGTTCGGGAGTTTGTGTGACATTCCCCGAAATGGACAGGTTTGCTGTTGACATATCGTCTCCTTAGTTATGCGTGAACCCTCAGCCTAGCAGCGGGGCTTCCCAGTCGCAACTAGCCTTGATTGAAAGGAACTGCACTCAACTGATTGTCACGAGGGCTAAGTCTCGCCATAAATGTTCCGTCTGTTCCGACTTCAGTTACTTTGATTCCAAGTACCGCAATGACGAAATCAGCAAATTCCTCTGCGTCTCGCAATTCTTCTGTGGTTGGGTTCGCTTCGTCTTCTGCAGTCAGCATGACCATTGAGTCGTGCAATGTCTGTCGTATTTTGAGTTGTGCTTCGTTTGGTGTCATGTCTATACCTTACACGTTATTGGGCTGAAACCGAACACGTTGCCATGGAGCCCCGTCGCGCAAATGCGTTCAAGGTTGCCATGTGCAATGGTACGATTTCTTCCATAGTTCCGTAACCGCCTGCCATGACAATTACGGTTGGCTTTCCGTGCAATGCCTGCGCTACCATCTCTTCACGGGCTTTTACGCCTTCGGGTGAAATGGTTGGGTAGATGTCTACGCCAGCGTTATAGAACACAACATCGGTTTCGTCAGTTATGTAAGTGCTCAATGCCTTTTCTACTGAATTGAGGTAATTCCTGTCTTTGTCCAACTGGGACTTGTGCCCACGGGAACTGACTACCTCAAAGTAATCCTTCTTGCTTGTTGGTCGGTAAGTATCAAATGGTGACACCGAGACATCTACTTGGTTGATGTTGTTTCTACGGAAGCCTCGCTCTTGCAAGATGTACTTATATGTTCCACCGCCACAATGAGCGTCCAAGTCAAGGACTGTTACCTTGCGATTGAACTCACGGGAAGCGAACATTGCTCCAATAGCCAATGAATTGACAGTGCAGTACCCATTGCCCATTCCTGGCCCCGCATGGTGCATTCCGCAAGACAATGAGACGGAAACGCTGTCGCCCGACACAACATCTACAACAGCCTGCATAATTCCTGCAGTTGAGTTATTGACCATGGGCATAAATCCTTCGTCCCA